CACCAACGAGATGCACCAATCCAAACCCGTAGAAACCCAGTCCGGGGATGTAGGTGTACTGAACGAAATGCTGACGGCGCTTCTTGAGCGGGTCATCTTCGTACCAGTTCCGTCGAATCGAAAGGATGATCCTTGAAGACTTGTCGATAGTGACGACGTAAGGCAGCGCAATGCCTGTTGGATTGCCTTCTGCGTCGGTGTCTTCGAATCCCGGAAGATCGTAATCGACGACCATTTCAAGGAGCGTATAGCGCGAATCCAGATCCATGCCCTTGGATTCACCGTTCAGTTTGTCGTAAGACTTCTGGATTTCGGTGATATCTGGAGAAGGGGGAGGAAGATCGACATCGCGATAGAAACCTGAGACCTGCAACTTTCGAATCTCGTTGTAGGTCTTCTTCATGACATGCGTGGCGCGTTCGCAGGTGACTAAATCACTTGCGCCATAAGAGACTACAAAATCTTCTGCTGGAACGAAGATCGATGCGGGTCTGCCGAGAGAAGGGTCGTAATAGACCTTTCGAAATGCCGCGCCGGAGAGTGCGAGAGAGAACAGCAACTTCTCTGTCTCTGAGCGATATTCGCTCATCTTTTCAGTCAAGAGATAGTTTAAATACTCTTGAACGCGCTCTGCTTGTTGAACACGGTCCAGATTCACTTGACCTAGAATCTTGGTCTGAACTGGTCCCTTTGCAGGGAAGATCTCTTGAATTGACTGTGCTTGGAAGCGAACAATTGCCTCAGAGAGCATGGGATGAAATACACCGCAGGCTCCTTCCCATGGCTGGGTACGATCTTCGATCTTGAGTCCGAGAAGATCTAATCCCTTGATGTAAGTTGTTTCCCATTCTTTGCGAGAATCTTTATCCGCATCGAAGAGGGTAACGAGTTCAGAGGCCATGTTCCCGAGGGTGGAGTTATCGATGAACTCCGCGAGATTGTCGCCATGACTCGCCTCAGGATTGGGTTCCGGGGAGAGACTGATCTCTACACCACCATCGGGCAGTTCAACCACGACGGATTCATTCGCATCTTGGATGGGTACTTCTAAAGACTGCCCTCCCATCAAAGAGGGCATCAAAGCGCGATCAACCGCCATGGTGGTCTCCCTTACAGGTCGCGGAACTTACCGCCTTTAACGGCAGCGCCCATACCACGAGCAACGCCAGTCGTTCCCATGGTCTCGCCGCCGCCATACATTTTCTTGGATCGCTTGGCACCGCCTACCATCACGGGCTTCCCAAGACCCTTCATCTTCCCAACAAGCATGTCCTTGGGCTGCTTGCGAGACTTCGGGGCTTCCATCTTCTCAGTCTTTGCAGTTCGGCTCTTCATCGTTTAAATCCTCAGTAGTAGGCTACTTTGCGTTTGTAGACAGGCTCATCCTTGTAATCGGACTGGAGGGAGACGAATCCGCCCCTTCGATAACGGAGCAATGCCTGTGTACACGAGTCCACATAGTCATCATGCTCTCCGGCGGGAAAAGACGCAAATTCTTCAACGACTTCCTCCGCGAATCGGGTGTTCGGTCGCCAGATCTTTCCGCTCGAAAAAAGATCCGCAATGGCGTTTACACGGGCTATCTTGTCGTTCCCCCGAGAGGGGGTGAATTCCGAGACCGGAATCCCCATGGCCCGAAGTTCGAAGATGAGGGGGGTTCCCGCCGCCTTGGCTTCCACGATCAGGGTGTCTGGCTTCCAGTAGTTGTAGAGTTCATACGCCCGTTTCTTCAGGGTCGGGAACTCCATCTTCTCCCGGTGGGCATCCATCAGGATGATGTTCGGTTGCATGGCTCCAGAGCCATCCGGGTGGTAGAACACACCCCAAGTGGTGCAGGCGGAGTAGTCCGAGCGTTCGGATTTCAGGAAGGCGGTATCCCATGACTGGATCAAAAACTGACACTGTGGCGGGGAATCCTGTTCCCAGACTTTCCACCACTCGCGTTTAATCAACGCGCCTTCTTCGGAGGTGGGGTTCTGCTGGTACTGGGCTTGCCACTTATGAACCGGGATTTCTTCCCGAATAGCCTCTAGTTCTTCGATGGGCCAGAACTCCGGCCAGAGGGGTTTGCCCGAAGGCATGATCGCCGGGAACTCAATGACCTCCCATTCATCACCGCCTCTCTGTGCAGAGGCCTTGAGTACCTGTCCGACGAGGTCTCTTTTCGACCAACGGGTACAAATGACGACGATGGCCCCACCGGGCTGGAGACGCTGACGAGGACCGGAGGTGTACCATTCATAGGCATGGTCAAAGACGGCAGGATCTGCCGATTGGCCCTCTTGTTCATCATGGGGGTCGTCAATGATGAGCAAATCGGCACCCTTTCCGGTCACCGCACCGCCGATACCGATAGCGAAATACTCCCCACCCTTGGAGGTACTCCACCGACCGGCGGCTTTGGAGTCCGCACGGAGATGGGTATCTGGGAAAACCCCACGGTAATCCTCTGAATCGACCAAGTTTCGGACCTTTCGACCGAATCCCACTGCAAGTTCCGCAGTGTGAGAGGACTGAATGACCTTCTTGTGGGGGTATTTGCCCAAAAACCACGCCGGGAAGAGGAATGACCCGAATTCTGACTTGGTATGGCGAGGAGGCATACAGATGATCAGCCGTTTGAGTTTGCCAGCGGCAATTTCCTCAAACTTCTCGCCCATGATCTTGTGATGACGACCAGAAATGAACCCCGGCCACATCTTATTCACGAAAGGAATGAACTTCTCTTGAGCCAGTTCCTTGGATTTCGCCTTCTCCCATTCCTCTAACAGCACTAACCATTCTTTCTGCTGGTCATTAGGCAAGTTCTGCACTAAAGCCATGATTTTAGGCAGGTTTTCAACTGTTAGTTGCACTGATGGGAACCTCAAAATGCAGGGACAATAGCCCCCGTTTCATCACAATCCCAACCTCTCCCTCTTTTTTTAGCCCTCCACGGCGATTGAGTGGCGTAAGTCTTCAAACACATCGCCTGTCTCATCATTATTTCGCTATCGTTTCGCTCGAAACTAGGTGTTTGTTGCCTTCTTACCTCTTATTCTTAAAAGCCGAAGGCAAAATTCTTGAGAAACTACACCCTTACAGCGAATTTAGTGTTACATTTAAACCTAGTTTCTCGCTAAACTTTCAATACAATACCGATTGTATCACAATCCGGAAGGAAAGTCAATAGAGATTGTCAAAATTTTTGCAAAAAAAATTTCTACAACCTCACTGACACTCTACAACAAAATCCTACCGGAACCTGAAACACTACAACCGCTCACAACGGAACTTAACCCCTATACCCCGTCTGTTGTTTAGACGCAACAGTAGGGGAAAGTAGGGGAATCGTTTGAGGGAAATCGTATGTATGGGTACGCGCAGGTACCCGAACGCGCACGGGGGGGTGCGGGTGCGCGATTAGACCGCGCGTGCGCCCGCGTTTAACCCCCACGGGCGTGCGTTATCTACCGCGCAGGTGCGTGCGCTTCTACTGCAACGATTCAACCCCGGAACTAGCCGGGCCGCACCCGGCGTCCGACGATGGCGACGGGCCGCACCCGGCGACATTGTCGGTATCGTTGCCCGTCTCATCTGCGTTTACACGCTGCACCGCAAGCAGTGATGACAGGCGGCGCTCCAAGTCAGCCGCAACCAATGCGGCAGGACGTTCGCGGTGATCCTCGACCACGTCGCGATACAAGCCGCAAGCCTTGCCCAACAATTCAGCCGCCCGTAGTTGAGTCTGCGTTGCGGGAGCCTCGCCGTTAGACCATTGGCGTAGTAGGCGTATGAGGTTGTCGCGGTCAGAGACCGTGCTGACCTCACTCAGCCGCCTCTTCTCCACTGCTAGCGCCTCCATGCATGCCCTAACCTTGCCGTCCACCATCAACTCCGCAGCCCTGCGCTGCACTGACGCCGGTTTCATAGCCTCTGCGTCATACGAATTGCGATACGCCTCAGCGATACCCATGCCATTCACTACGTTTTCCGCGAATTTCCGCTGTTTTGCGGTGAGTCCGTATTCGTCGGTGATACCTGCCATTGTGCGTTTAACCCTTGTTTACTAGTGCATTTGCTAATCTTTGACCATGCTGATTGCATGACCGACTCACCGAATCCTACTTTCGGCCATGTTTAGACGCAACTAAATTCGACCGATAATCAATGACTTAGCCTACAGGCTGATAAATTTATCGTTTAACCTGTTGACGAGTGACCCTGTTATCAAGATGATACGCACCACTGGCCCCCCAGACAGGTCAAGCCGCTAGGTGAAAAACAAAGGTTCTGGTGCCGGATGAGCGCAAGCAGCCCGGCGGTTCCTCAAGGGGAACCCGGCATAAAGCAGTGTTGAAGCCGTAGGGTTGAAGACGATGACCGACATCTCGCGAGTCGCCCGAAAGTCTGCCACTGCCCAACGAACC